CAAAATTTGTGTCTTTGACAGAGAAAGGAGGTTCATCGTTATGCCTAAAAATAACGAAATTAAGTTTGAGCAGATGTTCAATCTGCCAAATCCTGGCTTAAGGTCCTATTTTGACATAGTTGCCAAAGGACAGCCAGACGAATACCGGACTACCTTTGCCAGAGGTCAGTCGCTCTCGAAATTCCTTGCAGACTGGAAGCCCACGGTCGATAGAATTGGTGACCGGTGGCCTACGTTGTTGGACTTTGAGAATGACCTCGCAAAGAAGGTCGGACCGTTGTCAATCATGAAGCCTTTGAGTGAGCGCATGGAAGACATCGATCATTACTATGACTTAATTAAACTTAAGTCAGTTCCAATATCACAGTCGGCAGTAGCAGCTGTGGTAAAGGAATGGTGTGGTCACTGCGGACTGCACCCCCGTGGACAACGAGCCACCGTAGAAAGAATGAAGCTTTCTACGAATTCCGGAAGTCCATTCTTTACCAAAAGGAGGAATGTCCTGCACAAAACAATTCCTGCACAGATCGAGTACTTGGGTCTCTCCACCAAGCAGATTCTGGACAAGCAGGATTGGTATGCAGCGGCAGTTTTGGGATGGCGTGGACAAGAAGGTGGACCCACGGACGAGGATGTTAAGCAGAGAGTGGTTTGGATGTTTCCATTCGGCGTTAACATCCAGGAATTGCAGGTCTATCAGCTAGTGATTGAGAAGGCTCAGAAGCTCATGCTAGTTCCAGCTTGGGTTGGGCTGGAAGCCGTTGATCAAGCAATTACAAAATTGTTTGATACCAAAGGGTCAAAAGACCTGATAGTCTGCACGGACTTCTCTAAATTCGACCAGCACTTCAATGCAGATATGCAAGGAGCAGCGAAGTCCATTTTAACTGCACTCCTTGATACTACATCAGACAGCCGTAGCTGGTTGGAAAATGTTTTCCCCGTGAAATATAGCATACCTCTAGCTTACGCCATGAATGAAGTCCGTTATGGCGAACACGGGATGGGTTCAGGATCCGGTGGAACCAATGCTGATGAAACGTTGGCCCATAGAGCTCTTCAATATGAGGCGGCCCAACGTAAAAGACGGATGCTCAATCCGAATTCACAGTGCTTGGGAGATGATGGTATTCTCAGCTATCCAGGCATTACTGTGGAGGATGTAGTGCAATCGTATACTGCACATGGCCTTGAGATGAACATGGATAAACAGTATGCGAGCAAACAAGACTGCACATATCTTCGTCGCTGGCATCATCAGGCCTATAGAATGAACGGCGTATGTGTAGGCGTTTATTCAACGTACCGGGCTTTAGGACGTTTGTGTGAACAGGAACGCTACTATGATCCCGACGTTTGGGGACCTAAAATGGTTGCCCTCCGACAGCTCTCGATTATTGAGAACTGTAAGTACCACCCTTTACGCGAGGAATTTGTTCAATTATGCATGAAAAGGGATAAATACAGACTAGGACTGGATATCCCAGGCTTTCTCGACGATATCACTCAATTCGCTGAGAACGCTATTGATCTCGTGCCGGACTTCCTTGGTTATGTCAAGTCTTTGGGTGACGCATCTCACGCTTATGGCATAGCTAATTGGTGGGTAGTTAACTACTTAAGAAGTCTTAAGTAAAATCAAGATGGTGCAGTAAACCATTCC